AGTTGCTGTTGTTGCTGTACCTGTTATGGAGATACCATAAGAACCACTGAGTCTAGAACTACTAATGGTTCCAGTTAAATTGCCTGCATTTGTATAATAAGTATCAGGTTGTCCGTTTAGATAGTTAGCATTTAAGTTCGTAACTAATGTAGAAGAACCGACTGTTATTGGTGTTGTTCCTTGTGCTACGTTAGAAACAAGTTGAGAAGCAGTTATAATGCCCGCAGAGGTAAAATTCCCACCATAATATAATGGGCCAGTTCCAGTTCTACCTAAAGAAACAGCATCAGAACTACCAAAAATAACAAACGCTCTGGTGCTATCTTGAGCACCAGAAAAACGTGCAGTATCTGCTACATTAACATCACCCAACCAAAAATCATCACCTATTCTTACATTTTGTCCGTTACCATTGTTTGATGTATAAACTTGGTCTGCTGTAAGTATGCCACTGATTGAAGGATTATTAGAAAGAGATATAGTTGCAGTACCAGAAGAAAATGATGCTGTTAGATTTGTACTGAAATTTATAGTGCTAGCAGTTCCAACATTAGAACCTTGATTTTGTACTACAACACCACCACCTGATGCTGTAATGCCTGTAAGTAAAGAACCATCACCAGAAAATTTTGTAGCAGATATAGTACCAGTAGTACTGATACTAACTGCTACTACTCCATTTGCCGCAGTTGTATCATCTTCTCTGAATATTCTAAAGTCATTTGCAGAACCAAAATTATCAACATTCCAACGATAAGAAGATGCTGGTTGACCACGAAGAATAAATCTATTATTTGAACCAGAATCTTGTTGTATTTGTACTGCACCATTAACAGTAAGTTTTGAACCTGGATTTGTGGTTCCAATACCAACATTACTTGTTGTGCTTATACCTGCTGGATGTGTAGTCCATTGTGACGCATTAATACCTGTAAGGGTAGAACCATCACCACTAAATCTAGTAGCAGTTATAATGCCAGTAGTATTAATACTAGCAGTTGTAGAGAAACCAAGAGCAGTTGTAGCAGTAGTTGCTGTGCCTGTTATGGAGATGCCATAAGAACCACTGAGTCTAGAACTACTAATGGTTCCAGTGGTTATATTAGCAGCATCAGATAAGTTAGTTGCTGTTGTAGCAGTTCCAGTAATATCAATACCATAAGAACCACTAAGTCTAGAAGAACTTATAGTACCAGTAGTTATGTTTGCTGCATCAGAAAGATTAGTAGCAGTAGTTGCTGTACCTGTTATGGAGATACCATAAGAACCACTGAGTCTAGAAGAACTTATAGTACCAGTAGTGATATTAGCAGCATCCTCAAGATTAGTTGCAGTAGTTGCTGTACCTGTTAAGTTTCCAGTAAAACTAGAGGCAGTTATAATACCAGAAGTATTAATGTTAATAGTAGAACTTACATTATTGGCAGTAGTTGCTGTTGTAGCAGTTCCAGTAATATCAATACCATAAGAACCACTAAGTCTAGAAGAATTAATGGTTCCAGTAGTTATGTTTGCTGCATCAGAAAGATTAGTTGCTGTTGTAGCAGTTCCAATAATATCAATACCATAAGTACCACTAAGTCTAGAACTACTAATGGTTCCAGTGGTTATGTTTGCTGCATTAGAAAGATTAGTAGCAGTAGTTGCTGTACCTGTTATAGAGATGCCATAAGTACCACTGAGTCTTGATGAACTTATAGTACCAGTAGTTATGTTTGCTGCATCAGATAAGTTAGTTGCTGTCGTAGCAGTTCCAGTAATACTAATACCATAAGTTCCTGATAGTCTAGAAGAACTTATAGTACCAGTAGTGATATTAGCAGCATTCTCAAGATTAGTTGCTGTCGTAGCAGTTCCAGTAATATCAATACCATAAGAACCACTAAGTCTAGAAGAACTTATAGTACCAGTAGTTATGTTTGCTGCATCAGAAAGATTAGTTGCTGTTGTTGCTGTACCATTAAGATTTCCATTAAATGTAGTTGCTGTAATAGAACTATCGGTCATTTGAATTTGACCGACTGCTAAACGGACTCCATAAGGAACTTGAGTGCTACCAATACCAACACCATAATTAAATAACCAAGCATCAGTAAGACCAGCACCAATTGTATCTCCCTTAAACCACATTATTTTCTTATATGTGGAGGGATTAGTTTCTTCGGGAACAATATTAAGATTTACTAGTGGTGTTCCTTCAGTTGATGCAATTGCTATACCACCGTGGTTTGCAGTATTATCAGTTGGACTAAAGGAAGTTCCAATACCCAATACAATATCAGAATCAACAATCTGAAGTTGTTGAGTATTTAATTGTGTTGTTGAACCACCAAAAGAAATGTTGTTGCTTACATATAAATCACCAAGGACAGTTAATGAATTTGTATTGGAAATTCTATCTTTATCAATAGTACCAGTAGTGATATTAGCAGCATCAGATAAGTTAGTTGCTGTCGTAGCAGTTCCAGTAATATCAATACCATAAGTTCCTGATAGTCTAGAAGAACTTATAGTACCAGTAGTTATGTTTGCTGCATCAGAAAGATTAGTAGCTGTTGTTGCTGTACCTGTTATGGAGATGCCATAAGAACCACTGAGTCTAGAACTACTAATGGTTCCAGTGGTTATATTAGCAGCATCAGATAAGTTAGTTGCTGTTGTAGCAGTTCCAGTAATATCAATACCATAAGAACCACTAAGTCTAGAAGAACTTATAGTACCAGTAGTTATGTTTGCTGCATCAGAAAGATTAGTAGCAGTAGTTGCTGTTCCAATAATATCAATACCATAAGTTCCTGATAATCTTGATGAACTTATAGTACCAGTAGTAATATTGGCAGCATCAGATAAGTTATTAGCAGTGGTTGCTGTACCTGTTATGGAGATACCATAAGAACCACTGAGTCTAGAAGAACTTATAGTACCAGTAGTAATATTTGCTGCATCAGATAAGTTATTAGCAGTGGTTGCTGTACCTGTTAAGTTTCCAGTAAATGTAGTTGCTGTAACTACACCAGTAAATCTTCCATCACCAACAACGTGAAGTTTTGATGTTGGTGTTGCTGTTCCAATGCCAGTGTTACCTGATATAGTTACATTATCATCAATATTTGTTGTTCCACTCTGTGAATTTAATTCTAAGTTTCCAAAAGTGCTATAAATTAAATTTGCAGAACTTACACCAATTTCAATATCGTGAGCATCTACACCACTATCAAATGAACCTTTACCACTAAAATTAGCATTCTTCCAACGATTTGCACCAGAACCTATTTGTGTTGGTCTTCCAATATCATAAAGACCATCACCATCTGGATAAAAGTTTGATGAAATTCTACCAGGAATATTAATCAAATCAGTGCTTCCAGCACCAAGAGTTACACTTCCATTAATTTGTAATTTTGATGTTGGATTTGTGGTTCCTATGCCAACATTACTTGTTGTACTTATACCTGCTGGATATGTGACCCACTGCGATGAAGACCCACCACCTCCACTTTGAAAGATGGTCCCGTTTTGATATAAATTTCCTGTAAAATTAATATCACCAGAAATCCAAAGTTTTGTTGTTGGATTTGTTGTTCCTAAACCAACATTTCCTTCATTATAATATAATCCACCACCTATGTTTTCCGTCCAAGGTGTTAATAATGTTACAGTTGTTCCGATGCCGACACCACCAGTATCCTTCTTCGCAAACAAACGACCATCATAAGTATTAAGGGCTAATTCACCCAATTCCAAGTCTGTAATTTGTGGTCTCTTTCCTTCTACAGCAGATCGTCGAATACGAAATGGTAGTTGTTCGGACATCGGTATATACCTACAAAAAAAGAAGGATTATATAATCCTTCTAGTATTTATTCTTCTTCTTTGTTTAGTTCTACAAGTGCTTCGAGTGCTCCTTGTACTTTTAAAAATTGTTCCTTTTTAGCAACAAATTGTCTTTCAAGACTTTGTAATTCTTCAGCCAAACTTTGTAGTTGTTTGGTGAGGTTTTCAATCATTTCTTGTTGTTTCATATGAATATAGAATCATTATAGAGGTATTTATGAGGTTATTAGTTTTAATTTATAACAAATTTTGCAGTTATCCAATTCTAATTAGTCCACTTGTTTAGTCTCTATAAATCTGTACTTCGGTAGGCATTTGAGAATCTTTCCTTTTATTAGTATTTAATCAAAAAATCTATCAATATTTGATGCACGCCAGAAGTGCTACGTTTCTTGGGCGGGTTTCTGTTCCACCATTATCATACATAGAAAAACTTGTAGAGTTTTGTGGTCTATTTCCGGGTCCCATTGACCAAGCTTGCCCCAATGATCCTGATATTTCAACTTGTAATCCATCAATTGATGTTTGGTGGTTATGACTCTTGAAGTCATCTGCCTGCGTAGAACCAAAAGTTCTTCCAGCATCAGCACCACTCCTACCATCTGTCCAACCACGAATGAACTCACCTCTTAAATCTGGAAGTTTTCCGGCAGCACCATAAGTGCTTCCGAGAATAGCATAAAGAGCAGAGAAGTTGGCAGTAATTCCTTGAACTGTTCCAGTTCCATTTGGTATAGTATCACCATTTGCCTTAAGATATCCAGATGGTGCTGTTGATGTTGCGAAATGGAATACTGCCCCAGCTGGAACAGCTTGAGTTATATAAGTATTTGAATCAACGGAACCATCTGCTTTTAAGAATTGACTTGCAGTTCCACCTGATTTCACAAATGATGATGCAGTTGCAATTCCTACGGTAATATTGGGAGTTCCTGTAAGATTGGAAGCAGTAGCAGCATTACCAGCAAATGAAGATTTCCAAGCAAGACCAGATGATGTATTACTATCAGCAGTTAATATCTGATTATCACTACCAACACCAAGTTTAATTCCTAAATTATCAGTTGCAGAACCAACTAAAAGTACACCTTTAACTCCATCCCAATCTTGATTTTGAGTAAGACCACCCAATCCACCAAAAGCAATAATAAAACAAGACAGTCCAGAAGGAGGATTAGACCAAGCAGATTCTGGGAATGTTATATTGCTACCAGAAACTGTGTAATCAGTTTCTGGTTTTTGTATAACACCGCCAACAGATACAAGTAAATTTGCTGCACTAATTGGTGTAAATGCTGTATTGTCTGCTGTTTTGAGTGCAAATATTCTTGTGATTCCATCAAAAGTTATAGTTTGTAGTTGAATTGAATTACCATTTGGTAAAGTACTATTCGTGACTGGTGGTTGAATTGTGAATCCAGCAGCAGCATCAAGTTCAGTCTTTGATAATGCTTTGGTAATACCAGTTGCTCTTAATAAAAGTGCTTCATTTGTTGCATCTCTAACTTTAAATGATGATGCAGTTACTTGACCTGTAACTCCTAGAGTAGTTCCAACAGTTGCTGCAGAAACAACTTCCAAATCTCCAAATGTTTTGATTTTTCCAGTAGCAGTTAAAGTACCAGTATTGGTTACATTGCCACTTGTATCTACTGAAAACTTACTTGAACCAGAGACAGATAAATCAAAAGCACCACCAATATCCAAACTACCAGCAATTGTGGTATTTCCAGTAGTACCAGCAACAGTAAACTTATTTGTGTTTAAAGTCAAACCACCAAGTAAAGAAGCATTACCACTTGTATCAATCTTTAATTTAGTTTCTGGTAAATTACCACCACCAAGATTTCTATCAAAATTTTCATCATCAAAATAAGCAGTATCTGGTCTTGCAAGTTTCCAAGCATATGAATCACTTGCGTCAATACCAGCATACCAACGTTGTTTGTTGGTGCCATTTAAATTATTATCCCAAGAGATTACAGCATCACCACCATTTCCTGAGTTTGTAAGTCTTAAATGACTTCCTCTGGTTTCTGTTAAAGAGTTGTTTGCAGTTGCAGTGATGGTTCCACCAACACTAATTCTACTATCAACTCTTACACCACTAGTAAAATCACCAGCATAATTAAGTGCAAGAGTTGCACCAGCATCCTTAACAAGTGCTCTTGATAAACCACTATTTCCTCTTGTTGATTGGTCTGTACTTCCTAATATAAAATCAAATCCACCATTGGTAATATTTGAAGTAACACTCAAAGAACCATTAACCGTTGCTGATGATGAAGTAATATCTAAAATATTATTATTAGTTCCACTAGAATTTTTAGCATAAACATGAATTTTACCACTATTGGTAGTATTAAAAATACTAAAGATGCCATCAGTTCCACCATTTCCATAAATGTCTCCACCAATACCATCAGTTCTGGTGATGTATAAATCACCATTAGTTACTGTTAAATCTCCTGTAACTTTTGTACTACCAATTACATCTAATTTTACACTTGGATTTGTGGTCCCTATACCAACAGAACCAAGAGCATAAGCATTATTTGCTACTTCTAAGTCATAAAGTCTTTATTTGAGTGCAGTATTTCCATTATTAACATTTGGACTATCAACATAGATTGCATATGAAGTTGATAAACCAAGTCCATTAAATCTTGCAGTTTTTTGAATATTAAGACTGCCAAAATTGACATCATCTAGTACAACGTTTGACCTAAATTCAGTAGTTCCAGTAACAGTAAGATTTTCAATTAATGTATTGCCTGCAACATAAATTCCTTTACTGGGAATTGAAATTCCAGAAGGAAATACTGTTGTATCTCCAATTCCAAGTCTATCTACTTCAATATCTAAAGTATCAGCAGAATTACTAATTAAACCAAATTTTTTCCAACTATTATTAAGATATACTTGACCGATATAACCATCTGTTGGATTTGCTTTAAATGAAATATCACCAGGATTAGAAGAAGGAATAGTAGCAGTTGTTGGTGTAGAAATTCCAACAGTAATTAATTTACCCTGAGATGCAGTTCCTTTGATGTATAAGTTCTTTGTATTAATTCCTTCGTCTGCAGTATTGGTGATTTTCTTTGTGAAGTTTACAGGTCCATAGAATTGTGAACTTTGATTTCCATTGTCTCCACCTTCAATTGTAATTCTTTCCTTTACAAGGATATCGTCAAAAATACCACTCAATCTATTTTGATTTTCTCCTTGTGCATCATCACCAGTAAAAGTAATGATTGGTGCTTCAATAACTTTTTCTTCACCAGTAGCAGAACTTAATTTCTTACTGCCAGAATAAAATTCACCTATGTCGTTCATACCAGTATAAACAACAGTACCACCTGATTGTTCTCTTGCTTGAGAGGTCAATACCTCATCTTCACTGAGAGTTCTGGCTTGCTTTTGTGGCATACCAGTTGAATAGTTTCCTGGACCATATCCAAGATATTCAAAGGTATGTCCTGATGCTCTCATAAATGAAGGTCTACGAACCTCCATAGGAAGAATATCAATCTTCTTAACCTGAGTTCCAACCTCAGCAGTTGTTTTATATGTGCTAAATTGACCTCGAAGAACCGTAAATGTATTTCCAGTTGGAGAACTTGCAAGACGAAGAATTTCAGCATTAATTAAAACATAATCACCTCGATTAAATCCAGCAGCACTACTCAATCCAACAGTAGAACTAGAAGTTGTAAGTGTTGTAGTTAATGATGTGGTAATGCCAGCATAAATGTACGATGCTCTTGACCCAAGATTTTCCTCACCCCTAGTCAAGTTAAGTGCATTAGCACTTATAGCACCTTTAAGAAGAGTTCCTGTTGTTGATGCTTTTGTTTGAGTTACAATACCAACATAGAATGTAAATGTATTGAGACCAACATTTTCTTTAACAAAGAAAGAACTATCATAAATTGTATGACCGCTTCCAACAATTGTGAATTTATTTCCTGAAAGCAATCCGTGTGCTGATAATGTAGTAACGGTAACAATACCTGTTGATACGGTATCAAAACGGAATGAAGTAATTCCAACTCCTTTTGATGCTAAGACTGCAGTTGGTATTCTTCCATTAGTATTTTCGTTATAAGAAGTTGTTCCAGATGGATTGTAAATTGTAAAAGATTTAGATGTCGGAACACTTAAAATCTTAAATACACCATTTAAATCAGTTTGATTGAATCCAGAAAGTTCAATACCATCACCAACATTATTATTGATTTCTGTAACTGATAATGTTGAATTGACGGAAGGTGTAATTCCTGGAGAACCAGAAACTGTGAGTGTATTTCCAACCACATAAGCAGAACCTGGGTCAACAATACTTACAGATTGAACTGTTCCTGCTGCTAAATTTGCCCTTACAGAACCATTTGCACCAGAACCACCAGTAAGACTTGATGCATAAATTGTAGTATTTCCATAACCAGCACCAGCAGCAGAAATTGATACTCGTTTTAATGAGTTTAATGTGTGTTCTACATCCGTATAAACGGTAATTGTTGTTCCCGCAATTCCACTTGTAGATATACCAGTAATTCCAAAACCAATTCTTGTATTTCTTATAAAACTATTGATTGCCTCTTTAGTGATTGATTTTTTCTTATCACCAGTAACTACTTTACCTAATGTTTTTATGTCAGCAAAACTAACTGCTTCAGTCGGGTCTGAAACAAAATTATCTCGGTCAATTTGTGGATAAAGATTTCTTACATCCTGATTAAATGCTTTTTGAGAAATTCCATATCCAACGATTGATGATGGACTTACGTTTGATGCAAGAATAATTAAATTATAAATTCCATCTTGACCGTCAGTTCCTGGAACATGATTTTTAATTGGATTTACTCTGTAAATAAAATAATTTCCAGAATATTGTTCTCTTGACACTAAAGGTAATTGGTCTCTTTCTTGTCTTGTGTCACGTTCATTGATTAGGTTTGTGAATGTTCCTGGATTAATTTTTACTCCAGAAATTTGATATGTAAATTGTTTTGTACTTGGAACTGAAAGAACTTGATATGAACCATTATAAGTTGAAGTTAAACCAGTTCCGAGTGGATTATTTGTACTCTTAATTTTTTGAACTTTGACTTTATCTCCAACTATAAATCCGTGTGGAAGTTCTGTTGTTGCTGTTACCGTTTGACTTCCATTTGAAACAGCACCAACTGTTACATTTGAGATGATTTTTTCATTTCTCAAATAAGCAGGTGGAGTTGAACCAGAAAGAGTATATGTATTGTCAAATGAAATTGTGCTTACACCAACAGTTTTAGTTTCTTGTAGTACAAATCCTGCTTGTGGTGGTCTTGCATTTGTAAATTCTTTTGGAATTACATAACGAACTTTATAAATTCTATCTTCAATTGAACGAGTATCAACTTTACGTTTTACAAAAGTCGATGCAGTTTCATTTCCTAACGTTGCAGACCCAAAATTTACAATTGCATCATAAATTTTATTTGTTGCAGTTGTTGTTGTCCCTGTAATATACCACTGGTTTTGCGTTGTATCATATTGAATAGGATGACCCAAATCACCAGGAAACTTATCGGTTACCGAACTTACAATCGTGAGGATGCCACCATTATTATTAATTCCTGTAATTGGTCGATTTGCAAGTGCATCATTTAAAGAATATGCAATTTTGATTTCATTTGAACCCAATCCTGTAGTAATTGCATAATATACAACATCAGCATCAATTCCATCTGGTCCTTGACTTGTATCACTGAAAATCCTTACACTTTCACCATTATAAATTTGATGATTTGTACTTAATGTAAATGTATTATTGCTAATATCATTTTGTGTTCCTGTTCTTGTTACGGTATATGATTTCTTTGAAGAAATACCTGTTCCACTTGGAACAGTCATTAAAATTGGAGTTGTGTAAGTTGTTTGTGCTGTTCCAATAATAACTGTAAGATTTAAGTTGTCATTTACTCTTGCACCAATTCTATAATTATCGACTTGATGTGTTGGTTTTACATCTAAAGACTTATAATTATAAAGATATAACTTACTTGTATTTGCAACACTAATTATTTTTTCTGTATCTAAAGATAACCAAGTAACTTCATTTTCAATATTATCAATCTCTTTTGGTGGAATAATGTGTGTAATATAACCAACATCATCTCTATCGAATGATTCATTTCTAAATCCAGTTGATTCGAGAGAAATTGCACCAAAGTTGGAGTTTGAGTTGGTGATAGACATATCACCACCACTTTCGGTTAAGAAATGTTTAGCAAAACCAATTGCGAAGATTGAAACACACTGAACGAAACCATTATTTGATACACGAATATGTGTATTCTCATAATCTGGTTTATAAATCGCATTTCCATTTGTATGCAATGGTCTTTGAGTGCTGTTAATATCTAAAGTTTCATTACTTTGATAAGCACCATTCTCATATACTAAGAAAGCATTGTCATCTTTTTGAAGTGAAACCCCAGTATACTGGGCGACGACCATACTCTTAAATCCATCTGCCTTTGCTCCATCCGCCCACATTCCACAAAGACCATAAACAGAACGAATAGAACAGTTGAAGACGTAAGGAGATGCAGAACTTACGGTGTCGGATTCAATTGTTACAATGCCACTTTCGTAATCACTTGCTGCTGGAGTTACGTTTGCTGGTGCTGCAGTAGAGGTATAAGTAAATGTTGTTAAACCAACAACTTCTTTTACAGTAAATGAACCATTAAATGCTGCCGAATCTGCGGTAATTCCAGAAATCAAAACAGGACTATCAACAGATAATCCGTGTGGTTTATCATCTCCTGTTAAGAAATCTTTAGTTGTTACGGTAATAACATTTTTTGGAGTAGTGACACCATCTCCACCATAAATTGATGAAATACCAAAAGGATTTGCTTGAAGTGACCCTACAATACGGTATTCATCAACAGAAGTTTCAAAATCATTATTACTTGGATAGTCAATAACTCCTCTTCCTGTTAAATCACCATATGCTCTTGCGACCTTGTAGTAATACATATCAAGGTCAGTCAAATCAGTCTGTTCTGTTCCACCCAAAACGACTTTATTTACACCATCAGCATAAGCAAATGATACTAATTTGTGGTGAGAATAATTAGGAACAAATCTATTGTCTGTATAATCTCTAAATACTGTCTTTGTTGTATCCGCATCCAAAAATGTAAAAACACTAAAATAACAAGTACCAGTTACATTAAAGATACTACTGTTTTCAATAGTAGTATCTTCTGGATTTGGAACATAGAGAGGACGAATTTTTGTTTTTCTTAAATCATAACCAATAATGGATGTACCACGGGGTAAAATTACACCACCATTAACTGAATTAAATTTATATAAGTCGTTATTTGTGTTTAAAATATCATAATTTGTATTTGTTCCAAACTCATCGAGAGTTGCGGAGGTCCAAGTTGTAGCACCTGTTCTTTTTTTATAAGAAACATTACTTCCTGATGCAGTAATAGAATATCCAGGTCTATTATCAATATAGTGAGTTCCAGGATAAACTAGAATTGTAGTTCTATCAATTTTATCGTTATTTCTTCCGTTTTGATATGAAAATCTTGCTGCTTCAATTAATGCCCTTTGAATGGTTTTGAATGGTCTTGTTAATGAGTTGCCTTGATTCTCAAAACTATCAGTAGCATCAAAATCCGATGGACTCACATAAAGAATATTACCTTCTGCATTCTTTAAGAAATTTTCTAATCTAGAAAGAGGCATCTTACTCGCACTATAATCTTTTCTAGTTATATTTAGACGTTAAAAAACCTCCCCAAAGGAGAGGTTTTAAAGACTTCCTTCACACGGAAAGTAAATCCTAACATATTTTTTTATTTTTTGCAACTATTCATCACAAGGCATATCTTGTGGATTTTCTAGTTCTACATCGAACAAACAAGGGTGTGCTTCTTCATCTATAAGATAAAAAGAAGAACGATACAAATCTTCTGGTTCAAATCTTCTTTGCAAATCTGCCTGTTTTATTAACTCTGAGTCTTCATACGCATAATGGGGGAGTTCATCAAACGTAAAAGGAACTTCGTTGATAAAATACATTTTCACAATCATACTACCTTCATTGTACCAGCAGTAGGCATATGTGATTTTGTATTTCATTTTATTAATCTTACATACTTGTATTTAACTCATTCAGTTCACCACGAAGTTCAGCAAGTTTTGCCGTTGCAAGACACTCTACACACGTCCAATATGTTTCTCCACTAATTGGAAAATTCTCATCTGTAAAATGTTCTGCCATATCTTCTTGCATCTCACGGAGGTCGGAAAGGGTGTCTCGGGAAATCATCATAAACAAAACTCTTTGACTGCTCTAGTATTCTAGCACAAAAAGACCCCCTTATGTGGGAGTCTGTGCCACTTTGAGAAGTGTCTCAACCAAAAACTTTTTTATAAACTTCGTCCAATCTTTCTTTTAAAATATCATTTTCTGCTTTCAGTTCCTTAACTGCCTCAACTAAAGCACCAATCACACCATTATAATTGACTGTTTTGATATCTTCACCATTTACAAGTTGTGGTAATACTTTTTCAACTTCTTGTGCGATAACACCAGCAGAGGACCGATTGGTTTCTTTCCAATCAAAGGTTACACCACGAATTTGAATCACTTTTGAAAGTGAATCTTCAATTTGATGAATATTGGTTTTTAAGTTAATATCTGAGGTTGAATTAAAATCAGTAGCAGTTATAATACCAGAAGTATTAATATTAATAGTAGAACTTACATTATTAGCAGTAGTTGCTGTAGTTGCTGTACCTGTTAAGTTTCCAGTAAAACTAGAAGCAGTTATAATACCAGAAGTATTAATATTAATAGTAGAACTTACATTATTAGCAGTAGTTGCTGTAGTTGCTGTACCTGTTAAGTTTCCAGTAAAACTAGAAGCAGTTATAATACCAGAAGTATTAATATTAATAGTAGAACTTACGTTATTGGCAGTAGTTGCAGTAGTTGCAGTAGTTGCAGTAGTTGCTGTTCCAGTAAGATTTCCTACAAAAGTAGTAGCAGTTATAATACCTGAAGTATTAATATTAATAGTAGAACTTACGTTATTTGCAGTGGTTGCTGTTCCAGTAAGACTTCCTACAAAACTAGAAGCAGTTATAATACCTGAAACTCTTGAATCACCAAAAACTTCAAGAGATGCTGTTGGATTTGTGGTTCCTATCCCAACACCACTTTGATTGATTCTTACTTGTTCGTTTTCTGCCAGTAATCCACCAGCAAAGAATGAAATATATTTTGCTGTATCACTAGTGGCAATACCAATCGATAAACTACCATCAGAAGCATATAAGTATCCATCTAATGCTCCATTGACCGTCCAAGAACCAGAAGAGAAAGTACTATTATTAATACCTAAGTCGATAAAGTTTGTTGTATCGGACCCAGTATCTGCCGTAGCAATCAAATCAGAAGAAGCATTTGCGGCAGCAAGAGAGTTTCTTATATTAAGTTGAGTATAACCATCTACACTGCCAGTAAAATCAGCAATCGCATGTGTTAGACCACTAGTTGGAAGAGCATTATTGGTAATTGTAAGTTTATATGATGGAATTGTGGTTCCAATACCAATAGAACCATTAGCACTCACAATAAAAGCAGTTCCATCTGGACTAGTTTCATCTTCAACTACCAGAGCATTTCCAGAACCAATTTGAGTGATTTTGACTGCATCTGTTGATGTATTGCCCGAAACAACTAATTGTTTTAATGTTCCAACAGTTGTTATGCCAGGAGCATTAACAACACTAGATGCAAGTTCAGTTGAACTTAAAATTGGGTTATCATTAATTTGATAAACTTTTCCTAAAGCAACATTTAAGTTTTCACTTGATTTTAATGAACTTGAACCATAATTCCATAGTAAAGTTTTTTGAATCGATGTCGAACCAATCGTAATTCCAGCACCATCAAGAACAATATTACTTGTTTCTGAAACTGCAACTCCAATCGTTGTAGCACTTGATTGTATGGTTGCTTGTGTGGTTGTGACTGTGGTGCCATCAACTGTAAGATTTCCGAGAATTCTTACAGTTCCTGTGGATACACCAATTTGATAAGGATTGATAAAAATTGTATTTGGACCACTAATAATGCCTGTAGTAAATCCAATATTTTGAGTTGAAATACCAGTAGAAAAAGTAGTAGCAGTTATAATACCCGAAGTATTAATATTGATTGTAGAACTTACGTTATTTGCAGTGGTTGCTGTTCCAGAGAAAGTAGTAGCAGTAATAATTCCTGCTCTAAAGTTTCCACTTGCATCACGAGCAACAATTGCTCCTGCTGTGTTGGCACTTGTTGCATCAGATGTTACTGTAAACGTAACTGCAGTTCCAGTTGCTTGATTTGCAGTAAAGGTCGCAATACCAGATAATCCTGTTCCAGATGTTTTGAGGTCTAATGTTCCATTTCCAACAGTAATTCCACTAGTTGTTACCCCAGTAATAATTCCTTTATCATTAACTGAAATAGATGGAATAGAAGTACTTGAACCATAAGTTGCAGAAGTAACACCAGAAAGTGCTAAAGTTACTGCCAATCCAACATTCTGAGTTCCATCAAATGCAACCGAAGAACCAGTAGAAACATCACCACTGACACTAAAATATCTTGTGGTTTGTAATTGTATTGCAGATGATGCCACACCAGTAAGATTACCAGTAAAACTAGAGGCAGTTATAATACCTGAAGTATTAATATTGATTGTAGAACTTACGTTATTTGCAGTGGTTGCTGTTCCAGTAAGATTTCCTACAAAACTAGAAGCAGTTATAATACCAGTTGTGTTTACACTAGCAGTTGTCGTTAAACCAGAAGCAGTGGTTGCTGTTGCAACATTTCCAGAGATACTAATATCATAAGTTCCAGATAATCTAGCAGTACTAACAATACCAGTAGTTATATTTGCCGCATCTGCAAGGTTTGTAGCAGTTGTAGCAGTTCCTTGAAAAGTTGGAGCAGTAACAGTACCTATAAATCTACCAGTACCACTTACATCCAATCCTGCTATTGGTGTATTTGTTCCAATTCCTAGATATTTTGCAGCAGGATTGAAAGCAATATAATCATATGATGAAGAAACACTGGAAATAGTTCCAGAAGTTTGAGGAGTAACTAAAAGATACTGATATTCACCAGTATCAATTGCAGATGATTGGTTTGTTAATAATCCAGTTAAACTAACACCAGAACCAACAAAACCAGTAGCACTTACAACACCCGAAATATTTGCATTTCCACTTACATTTAATTTTTCAGTCAGAACTGTGGTTCCTATACCAACTGAATAAGTATCCGATACAACTAAATTTGATACAACTTTTCCACCGATTGAAACATCTGTACTGATAGCAACAGTAGGTGCGTTAAGGTTTAAATTTCCCGCATAAGTGATGGTAGAGGATGCTATAGAAATTGTTGGCGTACCAGGGTCACCAACAAAGTTTATCCCCTTTACTCCAAAGTTTTTATCTGCCATCGGTCTTTTTAGTTATTTATGAATTGAGAACTAAGCATACCGAAAAACATAATATAAGTTTCAGTATTAGAGTAAGGTATTTCTTGCAAATCTATAAGTCGTCAATCCACTAATATCAGTTTGTGGAGTTGCTTGAAGAATGCAATTTCCTCCACTAATTGTTGCTCCAATAGAAACAATCAATGAATTATTATAAACTACTGCATACTCAGAAGAATATGCAGTAGATTGGTCTTGTGTTACGAGAACCTTCTGTGCCTGAATATAAGAACCAAAACCAATATGAACTGTATATTCAGCAACCTTAAAGTCAGTAGAAGAGACAGAAAAACTATCTATTGTTGTGGAAACCCCAACAGACGCATCAAATGTTCCAACTCCAGTTTTTACTCCATAAGTCTCAACTTGAAGTGGTGTTCTTGGATTTGTGGTTCCAATACCCAAACTTCCACTTGATGGAATATAGGTTAATGTGCTACTTACTAAATTAGATGTTATAGTGCCACTAGTGGCACTTACAAACCCAATATATTGAGGAGCAGTTGTAGAAGAAGTTGATACTGTATTGGATAACAAATCAGTTAGATTGGAACCAGAACCAGAAAATGAAGTAGCAGTAACAGTACCAGTAAAGTTACCATCACCAACAACGTGAAGTTTTGATGACGGATTTGTAGTTCCAATGCCAACAGAACCATTGAAGTATCCACCACTCTCCACTTGAAGTGCTTGTGTTGCAGTTCCTGTTGTAGTTGCTCTCCCTACTAGTATTGGACCATTTGCAAATGTAGAAAGTCCTATGACAGATATAGTATTAAATGATTGACCTGTTGTTGAAATATTACCTACTAAATTTCCATAAAATGTGGAGGCAGTTATAATACCTGAAGTATTAATATTGATTGTAGAACTTACGTTATTGGCAGTAGTTGCTGTACCAGTAAGATTACCAGTAAAACTAGAGGCAGTTATAATACCTGAAGTATTGATACTAGCAGTTGTAGAGAAACCAAGAGCAGTAGTTGCAGTGGTTGCTGTACCAGCAAGATTACCAGTAAAACTAGAGGCAGTTATAATACCAGAAGTATTGATATTAATAGTAGAACTTACGTTATTTGCAGTGGTTGCTGTAGTTGCTGTACCAGTAAGATTACCAGTAAAACTAGAGGCAGTTATAATACCAGTAAATCTTGCATTACCTACTACATCTAGTGGCACTGTTGGTTGTGTGGAACCTATACCAATATTTCCACTCAAATATACAAAGTCAGATGCCCCTGCTAATAGTCCATTACTTGCCTTATATGATATTGAATTTACATTTCCTGGTCCAACTAAATCCGTTACGGTAATTCTAACTGTTGCAATACCAGTTTGTTGCGTTACTGCTGCACCAACAAAATCTACTGTTACCCCAGTACCAACAAAATTAAACTTATTAAAACTATTTGCGGCACCAACCTGAATACTGTTATTAAATACTGTAAAAGAACCAGGAATTAATCCACCACCAGACAATTGAGAAGAAGCAACCCAATATCTTTTCCCAGTATTTTCACTATTAGAAATTAAAACATATTGAGTTCCAGCAATTGGAGCAGGATTTGCACCAATAGAAGAAATACCAACTAATGGGTCTCCCAAATCTGGTTCTGCTTGGTCTAAACCCAAAAATTCATAACGGTCTGTTGTAAGACCAGTTTGTGATTTCTTTTTAACTCTCTTGCTGAGAAATCCTGGAGTTGCCATTTATCTATTATTGATTTGAGGTTTCAAGAACACTTGTAATAAACTTAAGTTTTGCTGGGGTCGTACTTGCACTTCCACTGATTGTAATAAAATCACCAGTTTCCAATACCAATTTACCAGGTAATAGATTTACTGTATCGTTTGCTGGAATGTAAAAATCTTTTACTATTTCTGTGGTTACAGTTGAACCAGAACTTACACGATTATGATACCAACTAATTGATTGAGTGCTAGTACTAATATTAGCACATTGAGCTAATAAAAATACTCCAACATATCCTGCGGGTGCTGTGTAAACAATATCAGTTGTCAACCCAACAACTTTGGTATATGTTTTAAAATTATTTACTGCTGCTGCCGCAATTGCCATTTCTAATACTCCTCCTTAATCTGATAGTGCAAGAATAAATGGTGTCATAGTAGTGAATAGTGCTTTTGTAAAATCTCTACCTGATATTTGACCTGTTGATTGGTTAATCACAACACCATCACCAATATTAAAATTACCTGATTGGTCTGTACTCGTATAAGTTACAGTTCCACCGTCAATTTGAACTACTTTATTTTCAGGGATTACAACACCACCAAGAGCAGGTTTTGCTGTAAAAATGTTTGTACCAGCACCAACGTATTCGAATGAAATTGTGGATGCGAGTTGTAAACTTCCCCTTGCAAAATATACAGTTGTTCCAGCACTAACTGTATTATTTAGTGTCTGTAAAAATGAGACCGTAGAAATACCAGAAGAAGGTAAAGTCGCAGAAGAAACCTTATAATAAATTGGTTGATAATTAGAAACAGAAGCAGTTGCTGTTGTTCCTGCACCTGCTGGTCCTGCAATTGTAACTGTTACTCCAGAATTCAAATATTGAGAACCAGAATTTAAAACATTAATTTCAGTGACTGAACCATTTACAACTGTTGCTGATGCTTGTGCTGCAACTCCATTTGGTCCAGTTGGGTCACTAATCGTAACAGTTGGTTGTCCAGTATAACCAGAACCACCATTATCTACTTGAATAGTATTAATATTATAATATAAAGTTCCAAAGTAGCAAGATTGACCGTCATAAGGACGATTGGTTCCAACACCAGAAATCGTAATTACATTTGACCTCGCTGCTGCCTCTGTTGTTGCGGTTCCAGTGTAACGATAAATGGACTTTGTTGTATTGTCACCAACACCGACTGAATAAAGACCATAATTACCAAATGATGAGTTGGAGTTGGTAATATCACACTGTCCTCCAGATGCAGTGTAAATTGCAATATCATCACAAATAGTAAAGATGGAAACTAATTGTGCGTATCCACCATTTGTAATCGAAACACCAATTCCACCTTGATTGTATTGAGTATAACTATCAACACTCATCGAACCAGTTACACCAATATCAGTTTGGTCTCCTGGTTCTGCTGCAAATCCATCAACTTTGAGACCAATACTATTTGCAATAAAGTTAGTGCAGTTACGAATATAAGGTCCTTTATCAATATTTCCAACTCCTGGAGAGAATGATGGGTCATTTTCGACTGATGTGCCAAGACCCGAATTTCCAGGATATGTCGTATTAATTCCCACACCAAGGACACTTAAACCTTGATTGATAATTGTTGTAACTACACCAACACAGGAGTAAATTGCCGATACAACATTCGCACAACCACTTAGACTTTCATTGCCGTATGCACCATCAGGTTGCATACTTAAATCTTTTACTTGAGTATAATACGTTTGATAATTTCCACCACTTGTTTTTGCAAAAGAAACATTATTAATGCAAGACCTTGCAATTCCAGCAGCATAATTTAGTGCATCAATTGTTTCTGTCTTAAATCCAACAATGTTTTGAAGTGCCCCTTCTGCAGTGTAGTATGATTTTCCTGCTCCTACACACTTGGAATTTCCACCTCTTGTGATATCGTGAGACACTGCTTTCAGTGCAGACTTGACACCTTGTTTAATTGTACTTATTCCAGTATTGAATACTGGATTTTTATAATCTGTGCTTGTTAAATATCCAACAGTTTCATCTGCAATGAAATCAAGATTTAGTCTAATCAATCTTGCCGCATCAAAAAATCTATCACTTGCAACACCAGACAGTGGAACAAATGATACAACTGATGCATTATTAGTTGCGGGAGCACCATTAAAACTTAGGTTAGTTATATGACAACCATTATTTACATAAAATAAGTCTAGACCTGAAGATTGTGGAGTTACAATACAGTTGCGAAGTTCTGTTCCTTGAACGGAAACATTTGCTGCTAATGTGATAGGATTATTTTCAACATAAGTTCCAGGGAAAACCTTAATTGTATCTCCAGGTAATGCAAGTGCTGCTGCTGCTTTGATTGTTCTTTTTGCGTCACTTTCCACTAATCCAGTGTTTGTATCACTACCTTCAAAAGCAACGTAAATTGTTTTACCAATTGAAGTTTTGATTCCAACTTGAACTGTTCCTTTTCCAACTGCTTGAGAAGACGTTAAAGTGAGACCAGTTCCTACTGTGAGTTGAGTTACAATGCCAACTAAATCAATTCCACTTCCAGAAAAGAAAGATGCAGTAGCAATGCCAACAGAATTTAATTGACTCACATTGGCAGTGCCAAGAGTTGTAATTCCTGTTGCTCTTAAATTAGTAACAGAGGCAATACCACCAATAACATTAGTTGCCGTTGTTGCTGTTGATGCTTGAGAATCACCAGTAATGCTAATATTATAAGTTCCAGATAATCTTGCTGGGTCTATGATTCCAGTCGTTATATTTGCCGCATCGGCAAGGTTTGTAGCAGTTGTAGCAGTACCAGTTAAATTTCCACTAAATGTAGTCGCAGTGAGTATACCTGTACTAATATTAATTTGATTTATGGTCGCAATACCAATATAAGCATTCGTAATTGAAGAAAAACCAATAGTTGCAATTCCAATACTTGCAATTCCAGTATTGATTTCGTCTAAAGTCGTAAGTTGTAATGCTCTAAGATAATCAACAGTCAAATTAGTAATACTAGCAGTATTAATACCTGATAATGTATTTGCTGTTAAAATTCCAACATTTGCATTTGGTGTCGAAATGCTGGATGCCGTTAAAAATCCTACAGTGGAAATTCCAGAAACATTAGTATTGGTTGCATTCAAAAATCCTATGGTAGCAATTCCAATCGAAGAGAATGTGATTGTAGAATACCCAATTGTTGCAGTATTGGTTACTGTTAGATTTGTAACTGATGTTACACCTAAAGTAGAAAATCCAGTAATGTTTAAACTTGTTCCAGTAACATTGCCACCAGAAAGATTTATAGCAGTAGTGGCAGTTGCTGCATTTCCAGTAATATCAACAGCATAAAGACCTGGTGCTAAATTATAAGAAGTTGCAGCAGAAGAAACATTAATATCATATGTTCCAGATAATCTTGATGGATCTATAGTTCCACTAAGAATGTTTGCCGCATCATTTAAATATGTTGCTCGATTTGCTCGACCTTCAATATTAATATCATAAGTATTACCATTTAATCTATCACTACTAATAAATCCAGAAGTTATATTTGCAGCATTCGTAAGTATATTTGCACTATTTACATCAATTCCATAATAACCAGATAATCTAGAAGAACTAATTGTTCCAGTAGTTATATTTGCAGCATCGTTTAATGTGTCTGCACTCGTTGCGTTCCCTTGGAGAGTTCCAACAAACTTACTTGCGGTTATAGTTGTAGCACCAACAATACCACTTCCTTGGAGATTTAAATTATCACCAGAAGCCAACTCCTCAATTTGTTTAGATGTTGGATTGGCTATAAGTGGAAATCTGTCCGTCATTACTTATTGCGGGTACTTTTTTTCTTATAATATATAGGTTTCATTCTATAGAGTAAAATTAAACAGTTCCAATACCAACAGTAGAAGAAGATGTTTTTCCAGTATCAGGATTAAAATAATAAGTTTCTGGTTCATACTGTTTTAAATCTACTGCTCTCAATGCAGCAAGTTCTGTTTTGAGTTTATTGACTTCGATATCACCATAGACTCTTCCTTGTAAAACAGCAAATGCCTGTCCTTCCATCTTATCTCGAATACTTCTCAAAGCACTTGCCGACGCAATTAAACTATCAATCTTTGGAGTATTTCTCGCAATAATTGTATCCCTGCTTGTCTCGGCATTAGTGATTGCAGTATCAAGTGGATTACAAACACCAGCACTTGGATTTATTGATGATACTCCTACATAACCAATACCAAAAGGAGAAGTAAGACCAAATCCAACAATAACTGTATCTCCCTCTTGTGCATATGAGAATGATGTAGATATTGCAGGATATCCACCAATACCATAAGTAAAAATATTTTTTACAGGCCAAGAAGTATTTCCTGGATAATATCTTGCATAACTTGCACCACAATCGGGTTCTGGATATGTTGCTCTTAAATATCTTTCATTATCATTTAATTGTGCGTCTGTTTTATCCGCAAAACTAGAAGTCATTACTTCTTTCCATTGAAATGGACCAACTGGACTTCCATTATTCACTCTTACTAACTTATGTCCCAATCCAAGTGTATTGTTTCCTATAATTCCAATAGTCACTGGGTCTACGGGATTATTTGAATAATCAAATGTAGTTGCGTCAATTTGTGTAGTTCTTATACATGTAAAATTCGTATTGGTTGCTTCTTTTATGGATGCTCCACTTAAAATTACTGATGGAAATGTGGATAAAATACCAACTGTAAATGTTCCATCTGTGGTACTACCAATTGATGCAACACTTACAATTAAACTAGGCACAGATACTGATGTGCTTATCATCGAACCAACACCAGCACCACCATAATTTGGATTCCAAACTGTTTGAGTTGCAGTTGTAGTTCCAATACCAGCAACTTTTGTATTTGGTGCTAAAACATTAGAAAGAGTTATTGTATCTCCAACATTAATATTACCAGTAGTTCCAATTCCAGTATGTGCGATAATCGTAGAACCATAACTAATTGTACCACCAAATTGTGTAGAAGTTCCTACAATTGCTGTGGTTCCAAAACCAACAATTGAAGGTAAGTTCGCAGAAGAAAATACTGTTGGATTATCTACATTATCTGTAATCGTATCTCCAACTTGTAAATTTGATGTTCCGTCACTACTTATTATTGCTAAACTTGTACTTCCTGTACTAATAGTACCTAAAAATTCTTTAACAATATTTGCACCATAATCTTGGTTTTGTGGTTTTCTATAATACTTTGCTCCATAATAACCGTAATCAGTTCTTACATTTGGATTTTTCTTACATTGATATAATATATTATAATAATAAAAACCTCCATATCCATAATATTGGATGCCTATTTGTTCCCAATACAAATCACTCTTACAACCAGCAGTAATTCTAGCATCATATGCAGTTTTTACTGATGAAATTGCAACATTAATCTCATCGATAAGAGGAATAATTTCTTTATCAATATTTTGAATAAGAGCATCAAATCGATCAATCTTAACGTCCATAATTGTCAATTGATCTTTCAACATCTCAACTTCTGAGAGTTTTCTGTCTAACTCTTCTTGTTGATCTACAATAATGGTTGCTGTGATTGAAGTATCACTATTTCCTACACCTGTTCTTTTCTCATCTAATTGTGCTTGAAGTGCATTTGTAGTATTTGGTGGGTTGACATAATAACCTTGCGATTGACCGATGGACGCAAAATATTGTGCGACTGTGGAATTAATCTGTTGTATTTCAGCAGCATAATCAGTTGATATCGCCATAATAATTAATTATATTTTTTCTTTATAGTAATAACATATTTATTGGGCATTATCACCAGGATAAGTTTTATCTTCTTCTTGTTTTGGTTCTATTTCCAATCTTGGAACATCTTTTCTTTCCGCATAAACAACATAACTACAATCAACTGGTCCACCACAATTGTTTATAATTTTAATTCTAGTTCCCCATTCAATACTTTTTACATAAAGTTCCTGGTGAAATGTATGTGGAGTTAGTGAAACGGTAATTGTTTCAGCATCTACCAAACCTCTCCAATACTCTGGCAATTCAATTACATTTGAATTTACAAGTCTACCACGATAATATACACCAATTTCTGGACCCTCCAAACAAGTATGAACTAACCTATAACCAGATTTTGTGGGATGTGTGATATCAAATTTTTTAAATGGCGCAGCAACAGAAGAAAAAACACCCAATGCAGCCGTACAATTATTAAAAATTCCTTGGTCTGCCTTAATCAATGGAACAGTAGCAATTGCCTGACAAACTTTTGGACCTTGTGTTATTTGTACTGCAGCATTTGTTTTAAGACCAAAAATTGCTTTAAATGCTGCTTGTATTTCGGCACCAATTCTACTAGTAAATCCAAAAATATTTGATAGTGCTAAATCGTTTACAGTTCCTGCTGTATTTGTAATACCAGCAAAATTAGTTATTCCAGTCACTTCAAGAGAAACAGGAAGAGTAACTCCAGGTATAGGAGGACCAATCATACAAGTTGCTCTTGCAATTCCAATTTGTGGAGTTAATCCAATATAACAAGGTCCATTAATAACTGCTGTTCCAGGTGTAAGTTTGGAATTAGCAGTCAAAAAAGACATATCTAGTTGTCCTACAACTAGTTTTTCCCCAGCATTAAGGACGGTAAAATCAGCCATAATTAAGCACAAATAGAATTGAAAAATTCTTTAAACTTTTTAACTGCTTGAAGAATTTGACCCAACACAGAGGAACTATCACTATCTACACCAGAACTAGTAGTAACTTGCGCGTGTCCTGTAACATCAGTGTTACTTCCAGCAATACTAGCACTTTGAGAGGCAGCTAAAGTTATATTTGTTCCTTGTCCTCCTACTGTTGGAGCATCTATATGAACTTGTTTTGATGCTTGAATTGTAATTTCCCCTCCCTTTCCATCAACACCAACTAAACGAATATTTGCTGCTTCTAAAATAATTGTTCCATTCTTTGCTCGAATGTGAATATCTCCATTTGCTGCATCAATAGTTTTTGCTGGTGTCACATCGTCAGTAAGATGTTCTCCACACAACTCGTGTGAAGATGCTTTATTTCTAATAATTAGATTTCCATTTTCATAAAATACAAATCCTTGATTATTGTCAGTGGTAACTGAATAATCTATTTTACCTTGTGCGGAACAAGATGTTCCAGATTCAACTCTGTGTCCTACATTTTGTTTAATATGTGGGTCGCTCATACACAATCTATTACCGATGTTACAATTCCAGAAATTGATGTTGCTGTTGCTGTTTGATTAACTGTATTATAAGTTGGGGTAAACTTCATAAGTGGAACAACATTTGCAGCAACTCCTGTTCTGGTATTTATAGTTAATGTTGGTGTCGTCTTAAATCCACCAATTGAATTTATTACTGGTTTTATTCCAACAATCGCACCAGAACCAGGAGTAACTATTGGAGTGTAAGTATTTGTACCATCCGTGATTGTATCGCCAGAGGTATAACCATATCCAGGGGCAATTACAATTATATCTTGAATACCCCCAGATACATCACTGCTTATTCCAGAACTTACAGTTGAACCAACACCAACATTTGTATAATTTCCAGGACAATATCCAGAACCAATATCAGTCAAATATATTGAAGATACAGTACCAGCAGCAGATATAATTGCCTTTGCTTGTGCTCCACTTCCGTGTCCTGTATTATCTACAACTACAACTGTTGCTTTAGTATATCCAACTCCACCACTCTTAATGTCAAATGAAAGTATTGAACCAGTTTCATCTACAATTGGAGTAGCACTTGCACCTACACCATCACCAACAATTCTTGCGATTGGTGGAATGCATCTTTTGTATTTTGACCCAATTGGTAGTGGGACAATATCTTCTTGAGTTGTTGGATTGATTACCTTTTCGTTACATTGACTAAATGCATTATTAGATACTCCAGTTATTCCAGCATAAAGTGGAGTTTCACCAAAAGCAGATTCAATTGATCCCAACCCATCACTTACACCTTTAAATACATTTACATCATCAACCATTTTTTGCCAATTGTCTGCATCTTTTTCACTTGGTCCAAAATTAGCAGACCATACACTTGGAGTTTCACAAGCAAGACCAGTACATTCAAGAAAACTAAAAATTTGTGATGCTAATGAACTTGCTTGATTTAAAATACCAGATACAGTTGAAAGACCACCAGTCAACCAACCAATTCCAGACATAATTGTGGAAAGTGCTTCTTCAATACTATCCATCACTTTTGCTAAAACTCCAGCAGTCCATTTCTCCACAGCACAAACTGGTGCATTGATTGTATTTGCTGCTAAATCACCAAGCAATCCTTCAATATAATCAATAATACCACCAGGGAGTTTTTCAAGAATACAAAAAATTACATCTAATGTTTTTTTCATCACCTCCAAAACAATTGTTTGTTGTGGAGGAGGAACAACCAATCCTACAAGTTTTCTAAATGCCCAAACAATACATTTGAAAATTGTATTTCTTAAATTGTTAATTATTAATTTTACAATTCCACCAATTTGTCTAGCACAATTTCTAATTGAATTTCCAATATCTACAATTTCATTTAATATTGGGTCAATATAAGTACCCAAATACTGGTCCAATCCATTTGTAACCGCAATAAAATCTTGAAGTCCTTGCGTGATTTGACCGATTAAATTGTTTTGACAACCATTTGGTTTTATAAATGCGGGTTGTTTTGTAAACGCTGCTCCAATAGCATTCGTTGAAGAAGCAGGAATATTTTTAAATACTCCTGCAATTTTGTCTCCCAATTGTGGTGTAACTGGAACTCCATCAATATTGAACCCAAGGTCGGTGGTGTAAGCAAGATTTACTAAATCTTTTGGGACTGGTGTGGTTTCTTTTGGTGAGTTATTTGGGTCTGCTTGGTCTATTTCCTTCTCACCTCTAATATTTCTTTGCGTACTTGGTGGATTATTTCCAGGGTGCCCTGTAAATGGTTTAAATTGAGAACTTCTTTCTTTTTTAACTACATCTTCTGTTTGTAAATTCTTAACTCCATCACTACGATACAACAAACCAATAACTACAGGTTGTTGCCCGTCATCTCCATCTAGGAAGAAACCAAAACAAGTTTCTCCACCCTTGAGATTTATTGTTCCTCCAATTCCACCTTGTGCGCTTCCAAAAGAAGGGTCAAGCATGATTTGAGCCCAAGGCAAATCATCATCTGCTAAAATATTTCCATCAAAAGAATGATGCCCTACAATTCTTACTTTGCATCGTGCGGACCAATCTCCTTGATTGGAAAATTGAGAACCTTTTTCCCAAGTATCCTTTTTAGCAACTTGTCCTATCCACCAACTAAAACCATCTTTTCCAATATAATTGGATTTTAATAAAGCCTCTTCAATCATCGTAAATTCTACACTCCAGTGCGTGTGGGTTTAAGTCACAAAATAATTCTAATGTACTTGGAATACCAACAGCATCAGGATTGTGCTTTTGATATTCTAAAAGTTCTTCTAGATATGCATTTAAATATCTTTTTCTTTGTACATTTATTGAGGAGTTTTGTAATTCCTCACATATATCGTTGATAAATTCTTGCAATTCCATTTCTCTTATTTATTTGAACTATAAAGACCGTAACTATCACGAATCAGTCTCAAACTTGTAACCATTTGTCCACCTTCAAAATGATGTCTTAATTCTTTGATTAAATAATATCCACTTTGCTCTTCATCTGAAGTCATATTTGTATTTCTATCTATTCGTGGAAACTCTGCGTGAATAATTCCACCTACTTTCAAATTTACATTACAAGGAACAACCATATTTAGTGCTTGTGTAAACAATAAATTGTATCTAGAGTATGACATTGCCATATCAGCACCACTTCTCAATCTATCACTTACCGAACCATCTGATTTCAAAGAACCTCTATCTGATGTTCTTACCATAATACGAGAAATACTATCACCAAATTCATCAGATACAGCAATACTTTCAGCACCACCCAATTTACTCTTAACTTGGTCTTTTACTTTATAAGTATATAAATCCAAAGTATTGGAATACAAATCATAAAAATAAGTCTTATTTACATACATACCAACTCTTAATGATTTCATTAAGTCAATATTCTTTTCATAATTATAATTCAATATATTAAAATTAGTTTTTGTCTGATTTTCCTCAATTACTTGTGTAAAAAGATAATATGGTATATTTTCTTTATCGGCACTATTATTTTGTATTTTTGTGCTTGAGACTAAACTATCAATACTTCTAAAATTAAATCCATCTTTGTTTTCATAAAATAAGAAACCAGCAGTTCCTCTTGCTTCTTCACCAGCAGTTCCAGAATTTTGTCCGTTTGCTGGAACTGCTTTTGGTCCCAACCAAGTTAAAACGTGAAATGGTTTGCGATTGTTTCCGATAAAAGAATAATCATTTGATGTTTGTTCTATATTTTCAGTTTTATACTTTTTAGTTTTTAAGTCATCTTTGAGTATTTTTGTTACAGTATTTTGTAAATTTCCTCTATAAATTGTCTGACACCTTGAAGTTTCATTTGTTAATCCTTCACGAGAAACAAGATGTAAAGTGAACATTTCTCTTTTTTTCTGTGCATCAAGATTGCTGACTTTATAAACATATAAGTCATCCAATACAAATTCACCAAAAGCAGTATCAACACTAATTGTAACTTTTTCTCCACCACGAATTGGTAAGATATTAAACAAGGACGAACTATTCATCAGTTCTGCAATAGCAGTCACACAAGGAGATAAAATATCCTCAAAATAATCAAAGAACAAACAAGAGTTTGTAACATCAACAGTTGTACTACCATCCAAAGATTGAATAGTAAAATAATTCGGTTTAAAGGATGCTACTGATGCTGCCATTACGTTGCGGAAAGATTGGTGAGTAACATTGTTTTCATAAGACTATTTACCACTTGACCTTCAGTTGGTCCAGGCATAATCACAGTTCCACCACCTCCACCTCCTCCAACAGGAATGAAGACTGGTTTTTGTCCTCCACCACCTCCACCCATCATTATAGGCATAATCACAGAAGCACCACCACCTGGTTGATTATATGATGGATAATTACTCATTTGATTTATTAACCCTTGTTTATACATCTCAAGCATTTTTGGGTCTGCTTCTGGTCCACCTATTCCAGGTTTCTTCGAAGCATCCATTATTGCTTTAATTCTGGAGAGATTTGAATTTGGATCACTTGCTTCATTTGCAATAATAGATTTGTGATACATTACATTTAATCCTTGTGCCTTTGCTAATTTTTCTACCAATTCCGCAGTTTTCAAATTATATTCTTTTTCTCCAGAAGCACCAGTTTCACCTTTTGTTACATCAGCGTGTCCTGCAAAAATATGATATGCTCGTTTAGGATCTTTCATCATTGCTTCAACTATTCTTTTTGCATTTGCTTCAGCACCTAATGCCATATCTGATTCTAAAATATTTCCACCTCGATTTGTAACACCCAATCCTCCTCTAAAATTTTTACCATAAGTCCCAAAACTAGAAATAAGTGCTTGAGAAACAGCAGTATCTGGACTAGTATTGCTTGGGATTAATCCTGTTTTTTGTCCTTTTGCATTTGGGTCTGCGTGTAATTCTAAAACAAAAGGATTAGAACCTGCTCCCGAAACTCCTGCCTTTGGTTTGACTTTTACATTTCCACCAAATCTAAAATACTTATCTCCTTCACTTGTAGGTATTTCTAATCTTTTGCTTCCTTGTCTAACTTCAAAATGAACGTGTGGTCCAGTAGAACGTCCAGTACTTCCGACATTTCCAATTACAGTTCCAGGTTCTATTTGTTGTCCTTCTTTGACTAATATTTTACTTAGATGCCCATAAAAACTACTAGAACCACCAGGATGAGCAACTTGTACGGCATATCCATACCCACCATCATTAAATTGTGCGTAGGTTACTTGACCTGGTTGAATCACACTTACTGGGGTTCCTTCCGTAATAGCATAATCAACACCACTATGAATTCTTCCCCATCTCCAACCATAAGGAGATGAAGTATATTTGCTGGGCATTTGACCACCTTCGGCAGTCATATCTGGAAGTTCTCCTGAAATTTCAGGAGCATCTGGAACTGAATCTGGATCTAAACCATAATCCAACATCATTTCATCAGAACCAGCAGCAGATGATGCAGCATTCACAACTGAAGCAAATGATTTATAAATAAATTCTTCAAATTTTCCAACCGATTTGTCGAATTTAGATATAGAATCAGAAAGAGAACCAGAATCACTAGTAAGTGCTTTTTGTTTTTCTTCTTGTCCTTTTAATCTTTTGGCAAGTTTTTGTTTAAGAGAACTTCCACCTTCATAAAGTCTATCTGCAGCAAATCCACCAAGAAAACTACCAGCTATATTTCCAACAACAAAACCAAGTCCTGGAATAGGAATGAGTGCTTGACCGATTGCTCCACCAAGCAATCCACCAGCAAGTGCTCCACTTGTTCCTGCTGCTGCTTTTCCTACACTTTCACCTTCTGCAAGACCAGTCGCAAAATCAAGTCCAGCAAATAGTGCATTACCAACACCAACTGCCCTCATACCACCCAATTTTAATTTTGGTCCTCTAAGTGTTGGTTTTGGTGGTTTTATATTTGATGGTCTTTGTGGTTTTCCAATCTTCCCTCTTCCAGGAAACATATTACCAACAAATCCACCAAGGTCTAATGCTCCACTAAACAAAGAACCTAATAGATTTCCTGGTTTTCCAAAATTACTTGCAATATTTAAACTTGCAAGTGCTTTTATTTTCTTCTTGTCTGGTAGTTTTAATTTTTCTAATGACCTTTTTTCTACTTCTAAAAATTTACCAAAATTAATATATTCACGTTGAAACTTTGATAAAGAGTTTGACCTTGAACCAAGAGAAACAATATTATTTGCTGCAGCAACTAAAGGAGAGGAAAGTGTTTTTTTCATTATCCGTCAACGATATTATAAACCATTCTAGAATAAAGAACCAAGAAATTATCAGGATTTCCTGCTGGTAAAAATGGAACTGATGGTCCACTCCCTTGTGAAGGTGGAGGACCACTCATTCCACCTCCTCCTGATTGTTGTTGTCCTCCACCACCCAAATTAATCGGCATTATAATAGGTTGTTGTTGCTGTTGTGATGGTGGTGGTTGAGAAACAGTTGTGGCAGAAAGTTTCAATTCTTCTCTTTTCTGCGGTGAAAGCATCAAATCTGGCAAATCTGGACCACCCACTCCAGGTTTTGGTGTTGGTGATGGTAATACTGGTGCTGGTGGTGCTCCAGAAACTGCTCCTTGTTTAGATTGTTCCAATGCTCTCAAATATTGCTCATTAGTAACTTGAGCCTTATTTCTAACTGCCGCACTATCATTCCAAGTATAACCTGTTCTTGGGTTTGGAACTGCTCTATATTGTTGTGCAATTGCTGCACCAAAATCTTCTTTTGACATTTCACCTTTCACATACTTTCCATATCCAAGTTGATTTAAATGGAACAAATGTAATTGTTTTTGTACTTCTGGTGTAAATTTTGTTTTAGTTGGATCAATTCCCATTTGTTTTGCCAAACCCTCTGCTGTTTCTGGCATAAATTGATATGCTCCAACTGCACCAGAACTATTGGGGTATTTTGAAATATAAGATCTAAGATTACTTATATTCGTATCCAATATTTTGGGGTCTCCTTTACCTAAGTCAGCATTATAAGCATCAAATCTTCCCCCAGTTTCTGCACCTGCAACAAAAGATGCCAATCCTTCTATTCCAGGTCCTCCCATTAAATTTGGATTTGGACTAGGACCACCAGGACTAGGACCACCAGGACTTCTCGATCCACCTCCTCCACCACCAGGAGATCCTTTTGGTTTATCTTTTTGCGTTTTAAACATCGCACTGATTGCATTTGCAAATCTATCAACAATTGAAGAAAACTTATCAACAACATCCCCAGGAATTTCTGGGGATGTCTGTGCTGCTTGTGCTTGGTCTTGTGGACTATCAGAGAGTGCATTTACCGCACCAGCACCAAGAGCACCAAGTCCTAATGCACCAGCACCAAGAGCAAGCATTTTGCCTTTTCCACCCATCATTCTCTGAAGTCCTCTTGGTGCAGATTTCCTCAATCCACCACCAGGAATATCAACATCGAGATTTAATCCTCCACCACCAGAAGGTGAAGCAACAGGAAGATTAGATAATTGTTTTACAATTTTGATTATAACTTGACGAATTAATTTTGCAACCTCAAAACTTTCAGTAAATGATTTTTTAAGTACCTCTAAATTATCTCTTACTTTATTAATATTTTTTTTATTACCAAAAAAGTTTATAAAACCTAAAGCAGTCTTATAAAAATTTAAAAACTTACCAAGAATACCAATTGGTTTTGCATCATCTACTTGTTTCAATCGTCTTTGATAATCAGCAGAAAATCCCTGAAGAGTTTTGTTAATTACATTCGTTACATTATTATTAATATTTGTGGTTATTGTGCTTACAATATTATTAACTACTGGAGCTGCTGGTTGAACTCCTGCTCTTTGAAAACCTACAATTTTATTTGCAGCACCATTCACAACAGAAGCACCAAGTATAGAACCACCTGAAATAAAGTTCTGTGCTGCTACTTTATTTGTATTCTGTCTTCCTATTACTTTTTCTGGACTAAGAACAGAACTAACCATTTTGTTGTTGCTGCTGTTTTAATTTTTCTTCTTCAATATGTTGCTGTAAAAGTGCTAAGTAGATGTCCCTTTCCCAGGGCATCATATTTTCAATCTCAGTTAATGAATATTTATGGAACTGCATCAAGGCAAAATTAATTCTAAAATATGACTCTAGTTCCATATGAGCCATACTTAACCGAAAAAAGATGTCAATCCCTCCAACGTAACTTCACTTTCAATTTTAGTTTTTGGATTTGTAACTTTTACGGTATGAGAAAGTCTAGGCATCGTATCAAAGAACTTCTCAATTTCCTTAAATTGATTTGAGTTTAAGGTTTCAATCCAATCAGTCAATTCTTTTTTAGTAGAGTCCGCAGCAGACCAACTTTCCTCTGCGTTAAAAATAACATCAATACAAGAAGTGATTACATCAAAAGACCTTTCAATACTTGATGAACTTTGTTCTGCACTAAAGTCAAAATTAGTTTTAATGAACTGGTCTAATGAAGGATACTTCATTCTCAAAACCAAATCAGAATCAAGATGAATATCTGTGCTATGTTCTGGGTCTTTTTGAACTTCAATTTGGTCGATAAACACTGTAACTGGAACTTGTGTTTCTCCATCATCACCACAAGTTATAATCAAGTCAAGACTTTCTCCAACTGACTTACCACGAACATTTAAGAAAATATATTCAATATCAAAAGTGGGTAGTTCTTCTACTTTAATTCCTTTTGTTAAAATGCAATCTTTTAATACTTGCTTGATTGCATTTGTAATTTCTTTTGTGCTTTGACTTTCAAGAGCAAGAATTAATATCTTTTCTTCTTTGACTAGAAATGGTCTGTATTTAATTGTTTTTCCAGTTGATGGTAAAACCAAATCATACGTTGGTGTAGAAATCTTAGGTAATGGCATAATTTATACTATCATTAAAATTATTTATTTGTCTAATGTACCGTAATTCTTTTCCATTACATATCTTGTATACTGGAAAGTGACTGTTGTTTTTACAATTTGACTTCCCTCATAAGTTAAAGGCATCGCAGTGATATTTGTTGGGAATGCTTCAATCATTCTATAAGTTAAATGTGGTGGGAATTTTACATTATTTGGGTTTGAACTATCAAAATTTCTCTCAAACTTTGTAAGTGATATAATTCTCTTATAGTCATCTGGGTATCTAAAACGAAAGAAATCTGTCTTTTCTTTTCCAGGACCATCTCCCTGTCCTCTTGGACTTGGTGGCAATAGACCAGTCCCAGCATATAACGGATTGATATAATTCATCCATTCTTCAAAAAGACGAATTAAATTATATTCATTATCAACATAAAAAGTCATCGTAAATTCTGGAAAAATTCTTCTCGTTGGAAATCTTTCAATCGTTCCCTGACGACTTCCCATTTCTTCCGTTACATCAAACTGAACTCCAGGAATAACTGCTTCCGCACAATAAAAATCATAGACATAATTTTTTGTTTGATTTGCAGTAATAACATTCGAATTACGCAACCAACTCATCAATCCACTTCCACCAGCATCAACATTTGTTAAATGTAATGATACTTTAAATTGACTAGTAAGAGATAAATTACCAAAAATATCTCTTGCTGAGGGCATTCCATTTGTTGGAGCACCTTCCGTCATCTTAAGGTAAAATGGTCCTATACGCGGAGACCCTCTATCTGGAGCAGCCATCTATAAATATTTTTAAGTGTTTATAATATGTATGCCTCGTAACGAAGATAGTAAATATAGACAGGGAAAATATAGACCCCACAATCCACAAAAGTATGGTGGAGACCCATCAAATATTGTTTATAGGTCTTCATATGAATTAAAGTTTATGCAATATTGTGATTTGACTGAAAGTGTGAACTCTTGGAAAAGTGAAGAATTTTGTATTGCTTATCGTTCACCAATTGACAATAAAGTTCACAGATATTTTCCAGACTTTTTTGTGAAGTATAAAGATAAAGACGGAAACAATCGAACTCTTGTTGTTGAAATCAAACCACAAAAAGATTTAAAAATGCCTGAAACAAATCCAAAAAGAAGAACAAAGTCTTGGGTGTATTCAGTTAAAATGTGGGTAGTCAATCAGGCAAAATGGGAAGCAGCAAGAAATTGGTGTGCTGATAGAAATTATGAATTTAAAATATTCACAGAAAAAGAATTGGGAATTCCAGTCAAATGATAGCAGACGACATCAGAAAGCAAGCAGGCAACAAATATCGCAGTAGTGATTGGTGGACCAATTCACTAATGAATGAATTGAGAAATCAACAAAAAAGAGATATTAATGAAGCAGATACTGGATTTATAAAACCAGGAGATTTAGTTTTCTTTTTGTATTCTGCAAAGTATCCACAGAAATATGAATACTGGGATAAACATCCTCTATCTTACATTATAGAAATTAGTTTTGCAGAAGGTTGGTTTCTTGGAGCAAATCTACACTATCTTAATCCACAGTATCGTGGAGGTGTCGCACAATCCTTTCTAAATAAAGAAGGAATTATAAATGCACCCAAGAAAACTTTACATAAATACCTCTTCTCTGGAGTGATGACTGAATTCTTTAAAGTGCCTGAAAAAGAATGGAGAGAAGTATCGTTGCTTCCAACAGAGAAATTTGTTGATAAAAGAGGTCAACCAGTATTTAAAACCAAAGTTTGGGACGCACCATAGATGGCATATGAAGTATTAAAAGATAATTATTATCGTTCATCTGTTGGACCTTTGGGCCTTGAACTTGGAATTAGATACGATCCAACAAATGGTGACTACGAATTAAAAGAAAAAAATATACTTGGTTATGACGCAGTATCAGGAAATGCAATATTTTATAAAAACGGTAGTTGGTATAATGATGCATTAAAAGACCCGAATTTATTTACAGATGGGGATCCAAACAAACCAACAGCACTGGCGCAACAGTTATCGGAAGATATGCGAAGAAAGGTATATGCGGCATATCAAGCAAAAGGAGGTGCTGCTGGTGGAAACGTAGTTAATGCTACCGCAAGACCAGCAAATCAAAATAGTCCAGCAGGAGTAAACAATAGTTTTCCAGGAACAAATCCAGGAATAGCAACGGCAGTGCCAGGAGTAGGTGGTATATTAGCAGCAACACCAGGGTCAATAAATCTTAATGATACTGCTAATCTTAATTTTGATAGCAACAACGAAGACAAAATTTTTAAAGATAGTGGTCTATTACTATACCCAATTGATATTTTAAAAAATCAACAAGATACATTACAAATTACAATGTATCGTTATCAACCACCATCTGGAGACCTTTTTACAAATCCAAACTTTGATTTCTCATCAGTTTTGATAAAAGGATTACAAAGAAACAGTGCTTTAAAAAAACCAATTGCAACTACAGTTTTACCAATTCCTTCTGGCATTCAAGATAATAATGCTATAGGTTGGGGAGATGACTCAATGAATAATCTTACAGCAGCAGTTGCTGGTAAAGTTAGTTCTAACCAAATGCAAACAGGAATCACACAAGCAGCAATTGCAGCTTTGGCAACTGCGGTCCAGGCAAAGTTTGGTGTCAATTTGCCTAGTCAAAGTATCTATCAGATAGCAGCAATAGGAAGTGCAGCAGGAACTGGTACTGATTTAAATGCATTATTACAAAATCAACAAACCAAAGCAGCAATAACTTCATTATTATTAAAAAATGCTGGATTTGAACTTCCAGCAGAAACTATTTTAGCAAGAGGTTATGGAATTGTCCCAAACTCAAACCTTGAATTATTATTCCAAGGTCCAACACTTCGTCAATTTGGTTTCACTTGGCGTATGAGTCCAAGAAGTGCCAGTGAAGCAACAAATGTAAAAAGAATTATTCGTATGTTTAAACAGGGAAGTGCCCCAAGAAAATTAAACTCACAGTCTGGTGCTGGTGCTGCTTCTCTTTTTCTTGGAACTCCAAATGTTTTTAAACTTTCATACAAAACAGGGAATGAAGAAATATCTGGATTAAATAAATTTAAGATTTGTGCTCTTGTTAATATGAGTGTAGTTTATGCTCCTGACGGTCAATGGGCTGCGTATGATAAAGGACAACCAGTATCGGTACAAATGACTTTAAACTTCCAAGAAATTGAACCTGTATATGAAAGTGATTATCAAGAAGATGTTTCTGATAAATTTACAGGTAATCTTAGATTGGATAATTTTAGTTCAGTAAAACAAGACGATGTAGGGTACTAATTCATTTTAATTCAATCAATAAATAAAAGTGCCT